ACGTCGAGTTCCGGCGCTGCATCCCACGCCAGCGTGGCCACACTGCTGACCACATCGAGGCGCAGCCCGGTCAAAGCCGACGGCGGCGCCAGCAGCGCCTGCGCCTCGTAGGTTTGCAAGGACGCCGGCCCAGCCAAGCCCAGTACCGATTTCGGCGTGACTCGCACCGACCAGGTGCCGGACGACGCCGAGTCGAAATCGATGCTCGGCGTCGCGATTTCTGCGGCGTACTCCCAGTTCCCGCCCGGCTTCTTGACCTCGACCTGATAGCGCATGGCGCGTTTCGGTTGCGACCAGCTGACTGACAGGCGAGCGGCGGCCAGGCCGGTACCGGTGTCGTACAACGACTCGAGGAACGTCAGTTGCCCGACGGCCTCCGGCGCCCCCAGGTTGACGTTGCTGATTGGGTTGTCAACGTCCGGAGTACCGAAATCGACCTCATCGAATTTTCCGGCGTCATACGCCACCGCGCTGATCGCGTACGTTCCATCGTCGCCTTCGCTGATGCCGATGACGCGGAACTTCTGCGTTTCCAATGTCGCGGTCGAAAAGGCCCACGGCGCCGAAGCCAGTGGAGCCGTGGCCAATGGCGGTGACACGGTGATCGACGTGGCGCCGTCGCTCACGGTGACCGCAGCAGTGGCGCAGGTGCCATCAGCCATGATGACGCTGACCGTGCCGGTACCGGCAAAGCCTATGGGCGCATCGAGCAGCAAGGTGGATACCGTGCTGCCGGACAACAGCCGGCCGCCATTGCGGGCGCCGGCTCGATGGGCGTCAGCGATATCAATGACGTCCCCGGGTAGAGGAATCGCACCATCGGCACCGACGGCGAAGGTGACCGCCTCGGATTCGGCGTACAGAAGCCAGCGCCCAAGGCGGCGGGCCTGCCCACGGGAAGTACAGCCGATAGCGACCACATCGTTCTGCTGGATGCGCCCCCACTTCGCGATCAAATCCGGACGCTCAACGACCTCGACCGACTGCTTGTACTGCTGCAGCGGATCATTCCAGGTGACGGCCGCTACGTTGTAGCGCTGGTCGGAGGCCACCGACTGGTAATTGAAGTCGCCGCCCACTACGTTGGAATTATTGAACAGGTATCGGCTTGCGCGCGGCGCGTCCTGTACCGCCGTCAGCGTGCCGCCAGCCCAGAAGCTGATGGCGCGGAATACCGACACCATGTCGTTGACCAGTTTCCAGGCATCCTGCTGCGTGGTCAGTGCCAGATTGCAGGTGAAGCGCGGTTCGTATCCACCGTAACCGTTCGGAACCGATCCATCACAGTACTGCGAAATGCTGTAGAGGGCGTATTTGTCGATCAGTGAAACGTCGAGCAAGCCGCCCAGCCCGTAGCGGGTATTGGTCAGCATGTCGTACCAAACCCAGGCCGGGTTGTCGGTCCAGGCGCGCTTAAACGTCCCATTCCAGGAGCCGCTATAGGAGCGCGTTCCGGGGTTGTAGTTCGACGGCACCAGCACCTTGAGCCCGCGAATCATGAAGGCTGTGCGCGGAATGCTGGAAAACTGCTGGGCATCAATCGAGATGCCGACCAGCACCGTGTTGGGGTAACGCAGTTTTTCATCCCACAGCAGGGTTATGCTGTCGAAGAAGGTCCGGTTTTGAATGGCGGCACTCGTCGAGTCCGCCGAGAGGCGGGTGAGCCGGACATAGCGCGGCAAGCCGCCCGAGGCCGGCAGGCGCAGATAATACGAAAACTGCGTCCGGCTCATGGTCTTGCCGCTGATCGTCAGGTCGGAACACAGCGTGAACCAGGCGCTGTTGCCGAGCTTGCCCTCGACACGGAACACAGCGGAAGAACCGTTGGTATCGCCGTTCTGGGTGTTCTGCTCGCTCAACTGCGGCGTGCTGACGGTTACGCGAACGGCATCCACATCGGTGTCGGTGATGGCGCGCTCCACCGCCACGCCATACTTCATTTCAACGCCAACCGATTGCTCGGCTTCCAGCCCGGTGATGGGCAGATAGGCTTGGGATTGGGTGCCGTAGCGCCACTGCACACTGACGTTCGAAAAGTTGTAGCTGTTGTCGGTGTTCTGCAGCGGGACATCGTCGAAGTAGATGCCTTGGTTGCCGCCCACCAATTTGTCGATTTCGCCTTCGCAGATCGCATGAAGGATTCGCACATGTTGACGGGAGCGCAGGCTGTCGGGCGCCTCAACAGCGGCGCGCGTAGAACCGCCACCACCGCCCCCCTTACCACCACCCTTTCTACCGATAATGACTTCACTCATGTCGGCATTGCCTCCGCCCAGGTACCGACCGCGACCACGCTGGAGCCGACCAACATCTGGCCGTAAACCACAGGCACGGGGAGGCCTTGCTGCGTTGAGTTGAACGCGCCGTTGAACAGGTAGCTCGGTTTGTTTTCGGTGGTTGCTTGTTCTTGCTGGCTGGGCGATTTTGGAACTGGCGTGAGCATCTGCACGACACCGCCAATGGTCATGGCGATACCCATCGAAATCAGGCCCGCTGCAAGAGGTGATGCGGTACCGCCGCTCGCGATTGTCATGACTGCGCCAACAGCGATTAGCACAACGCCTACAACCGTTTGAAACAATCCCCCGCTCTTGCTGCCTGCAATGACAGGCACGATACGGATCTCGGTCGTCCCGCTCAGGCTGAACTCGCCTTCGCTGATGTTCTCGCGATTTCTGAAGATGGCGAACCGTATGCCGAGCCGAGAGAGGCGGATGATTTCGGCCTCAAAGCCTTCTACGGTATGCTTCATGGCGCTGAACGCCTCACGTGCCTCACCACTATCAAGCAGTTTTTCATGCTTGCGCCCGAATTTCTGAGCAAGGCTGCCGGATAGCTTGATGATCACCATCGACTGGCGGTTGTCTGCAGCACTCATACTTTTCTCCGGGCAATAAAAAACCGCCCTGAGGCGGTTTGTTTAACGGATGGGCTACTTGCCCCCGTAATCGATATATGGAGCCAGGTAAAAACCCTGCATGTCTCCACTGAGCCTGAACAGGCTTTCTTGATTCGGTTTAACTCTCGCCGAAATAGTCTTTATTGCGGCACTTCCGCAGGCAGCTGAAAGTATCGGCCCGGAACCCAAATTAACATCGCCGGGCTGGATGTAAAAACTTGCCTTCTGTCCAGCACCAATTTTCGCTGCTCGCTTACCTTCAATGTAGAACATCATGTCGCAGCCCGAACCCGTAAGGCCTGCATCACGAACTACCGTTATTTTCCCCGAGTCCTCGGACATCTTTTCCTGGAACCCATAAAGAGAATCAAGGGGTACGTGTTCCGCAGTGCTTATCGGCGTTGGCGACGTCGCACACCCAGCCAGCGCAATAAGTGCCAGTGCTGTTATAGCTTTCCGCATTGCTGAGCCTCCATGTGTTTTGGCGACTCTAGCAGGGAGTTTGCGCACAAATACAGGGCCTATCGTTTGTACCGCATGATGTGGGTCGTGCACTCGCGGTAAGCGCGGCCGTAGACCTCGCGGCAACTGAGCCGGCCATAGAGGTGGTGCAGCAGGACGTCGCCCTCAAGCCAAATCGCGCCGTGGCACGGAGTCGGGCTACCGATGGCCATGACAATCAAATCGCCTGGCTCTGGGGTGGATACGGGAACAAAGCCGGCCCGCTCGAAGTTATCGACGTACAGGTTCTCGCCGTTGTGCCACCAGTCATCCTTGCGATGGTAGTCCGGAAGGATGATGCCGAGCACCTGGCGGTAGTAATCGCGGACCAGGGTGTAACAGTCGATCACGCCATGGACAAAGACCCGGCCTTCGAGCGGCATTTCGCCGGCGGCCGGCATTTCGTGCCAGGTTGCAGCACCATCCTTCAGCCCGACAATCCACCAGGTCATGCAACTGGCCGCGTGACTCGCGATATCGTGCAGGCTTGGCTCGGGGCCGGCATCAGGGTGCGAATGCACCACCGCGAAAATATCACCCAGATCTTCCGCCGCCGCGTGGTCCTCCGGGTGCAAGATGAAGTGATCCGGCTCTTCCGACTGATTGCGGCACGGCACATAGGACGGCTTTCCGCACACGCTGACGACCAGACCGCATGACTCTCGCGGGTACTCAGCCAAGGCATGCGCCTCGGCGTCAGCCCGGCACTTATTGAACAATTTGCTCATGGTCAAAGTCTCGGAACGCGGGCAATGCCCGGGAAGCCGCCAAACGGAAGCTCATTGTTGTCGCCAAAGCGAATCTTGCAGCCTGCTACCGTTCGGCTGCATTCATCGCTACTCGGGTCGTTGGTTCTGCGGTTGGTGTAATCCGCCACCGGCCTGCCGGCATAACCGCACTCTCCTGAGCGGTACGTCCACATGCAGGTCCCCGCCACAACTTGCCGACGCGGTAATTTCACACCCTGTAGGTCGAGTGGCGAACCCAGCTCAAACTCAATCGCGGCTGGTGTCTCGTTGGCCTTGCGCGTGATTATCCAGGTTTCAGCCGGGTACTCCTCGGCCGGGTTTGCAGTCGGGTTGCCACCGGCGAAGTTCACCGCATCCAGGTACTTTACCAGCGTGCGGCGGCGCTTGAGCTTTACCCCCAGCAAATCCTCGTATTGCCTGCACAGCGCCGACACCGTTCCGCCGAAGTTACCTACTTGAAGCTGTGGCCGGGCCGGCGATCCTTGACTGGGTGTAGCGAACTCCTGAGCCTTAATCGGCCAAGGTGTATAAACGTTCCCCTGCCACACAACTGACCCAAGCGTTTCGTTCACTCCGGCGTGAAAGCGAAGCGTCTGGTCGGGCAGTACCAGCTCAAACCCCTCCCAGATCACCAGCCCCTTCGCCAGCGAGAGCTGTCCCTGTAACTCGCTCATTCGAACACCTCTTCAAAAGTGGCTGATAGGCTAGATGCGCCATAGGCGATATCGCCGCGCGTCCATTCCCGACAAACAAAAACCCCGGCAGATTGGCCGGGGTGGGTGTAATGAAAGGCTTCGACGGCGCCTCGTGCAGAAAGGAAATCGTCGATTTCTGCGATCACCTCCGTTCTGTTCTTGAACATCAATGAAAACT